CGCATCGGCAACGCCGTACCGCCGGCCGCGGCCGAGGCCATCGCCGGCGTGATGGGTACAACGCTGCTGCTGGCCGAGGCCGGCGAAACCTTCATGCTCAGCAATACGCCGATCTGGGTGCGCCCGGTTGCGGTGGCGCTGAGCGTCGCGCAACAGGAGGTAAACCCGTGAACACCGAACAGTTCATTCGCAACGCGGCCGCGCGCGGGCTTTCCCGCCGCGCAACGATGCAGGCCCTTGGCCTGGGCCGCTGGAAGTTCCGGGAACTGCTGACCCTGATGCCGGAGATCACCTGGCCGGCACGCGGATGCTCAGCCGACCACCAGCGTGCGAACGAGCAGAAGCGCGGACGCTGCACGCCGGCGCAGGCCGCCGCGCTGGAGCGAGCACACGAACGCTGGAGCGAGAACCGACGCTTCACCGTCGACGGCGTGACCGGGACCATCGCCGACCTGGTGGAGCACTTCCAGAGCCCGGTCCACGCAACGACCGTCCGCCGCCGCGTCGCCGCCGGCATGAGCCTGCGCGACGCGCTCATCACCCCGCGCCAGCAGCCCAAGCCCGGGCGCCGGCATCCCTGGAACCGTTCGCAGAAGCAGGTGCAGCCATGAAAGAACGTCCGATCCTGTTCACTGGACCGATGGTCCGCGCCATCTTGGAAGGTAGGAAGACGGTCACGCGGCGAGTGATGAAGCCGCAACCCATGCCCAGCAAAAGCGGCGGCCACAATTGGCCGTGCAAGGTCCACCAGTCGATGCTTCATGTTGAGCGAGAGCTTCAGAATGGCGAGGGCTGTTGGTGTGGGCTGGCAGAGGCTGCCTGCCCTTACGGCCAGCCAGGCGACCGGCTGTGGGTGCGGGAAGCATGGCAGGGGCCGCTGATTTCCGATGAGGAACAGGCCGCCAACCAGTCATGGTGGAAGGACATGACGAAGTTCCAGAACCCAGGGCACTGCGCCTATCGCGCCAGCGGCGACGACAACGAATACGTCGATCCCGACGGCTACTTCCACTGCAAATGGAAGCCAAGTATCCACATGCCCCGCTGGGCCTCCCGCATCCTGCTGGAGATCACCGCTGTTCGCGTCGAGCGCCTACAGGACATCAGCGAAGAGCAGGCGTTGGCAGAGGGAGTGCGCGGCGAGCCATGCGACCACACTCGGCAAGCCTGCGCCGATATCGGCTGCTGGGGCGACACAGCCAAGGGGGCGTTCGGCTTCCTCTGGGAATCGCTCAACGGCGAGGGAAGCTGGGCCGAAAACCCATGGGTCTGGGTCGTCGAGTTCAAGCGGGTGACACCATGAGCGCCATCATCAGCGAATGCGGCCAGTACCGTTACCTTCTGACTCGCCCTGGCGACTGCCTGGCCGACAAAGGCACAGCGGTTTTCCTAATGCTCAATCCGAGCACCGCTGATGCCGCGCTCGACGATCCAACGATCCGGCGCTGCCGCAACTTCGCCTCGGCCTGGGGCTGCAACGGGATCGCCGTCGTCAATCTGTACGCCTTGCGCGCGACGAACCCGGCCGACCTCTGGCAGCACAGCGACCCAGTAGGCCCAGACAACGACTGGCGCCTGCGCGCGATCGCCCGAGAGTACACCGACATCGTGTGCGCCTGGGGCGCCAATGCGAAGCCCGAGCGAGTAGAAGCCGTAACCAGCATCCTGACCGCCGCCGGCGGGCGCCTCTGGTGTCTAGGCACGACGAAGGATGGCCACCCGCGCCACCCTCTGTACGTGCGTGGGGATCAGGCACTCCTGCCTTGGGCGCCGAGGGCGGTCCCATGAACCAGCCTCCCGCCGACTACCAAATCAGCGCCGCCGACGCGCACGAACTGGCCGGCGCCGTGCTTCTGCCGGCGGACCTGCGCCGCCAGGTGCTGGAGAAGATGGCCGCCCAGCGCGACCCGGCCACCATGCTCGACCTGTTCGCCCAGGTGCTGGGCATGGCCAACGCCGTCGCCGAGAACTGCCGAGCGATGGTCGAGTTGATCCTCATCGAGCACGGCGAACATCCGCACACCGCGGAGCAGGCGAACCTGCCGACGATGTTCGGAGCGCTGCAAGGTGTTGTCCTGACCGCCACTGTGGACCCACGCGGCACGTGCGCCGGCTGTGCCTATCGTCTCGGCACCCCGGCGAACACCTCGCCGGTCACCACCTCCGATGCCATCTACTGCCGGCAGGAACTCAGCCGGTTCTACTGCCACGCCGACCTGGACGACCAGGGAAACCCGGTCCGCACCTGTGTCGGTCACGCCAAAGCCATGAAGCAAGACGCCACGAAATGAACAGCCCCACCATCTGCCGCACCACGGGCCAACGGATAGGCCTGTGCAAATGCTTCCGCTGCCGGCCGCCGGCGCCGGAGCAACCGGAGACACCACCATGTCCTCTACCCAACTGATCGAGCAGTGCGCCACCCGCCTGCGCGGCATCGTCGAAGCCCTGGACAACATCCACGACAACACCCCGCACCGCTGGTCGACGGATCTCGACGAGGTTCACTCTTCCGCCGAGAGCCTGCTGGCCATGATCAAGGACCAGGCGCCGGCTCGATCGGAAACCAGCTTCGAAGAATGGCTGGCCAACGAACTCGAGGGCGAGGACGGGCAGCCTGTTCCGGCTGCGGTCTGCGACATTGCCCTCGCCCGTCGAGCATTCAACCATTGGCCCAAGCTGGAACAGCCAGCCAAGGTCGGTGGCGTCCGCTTCAGCGCTGGCGTGTCGTCGCGGCTGGTAGTCGAAGCCGCCCAGCGGCTGTACGAGTTCGAGTCCACTCCGGAGAAAGAGGCGGAGCGCATCGAGCGGCTCCAGGCGTTTCGCGAGCAACTCGACCCGCTCAACCTCGCGCCGCATGCGGAAGCGTTCAACGAAGCGCCTGCCGAAGCACTCAAGTCCGAGCAGGCAGAGGCGGAGCGGCCGGAGGTTGTGGCGTGGCAATACCGCGTCACCGCAGGCCCGCAAACTGGCTGGAGTCTATGGCACCCAGGGAAAGGCGAGGAGTTCGAACGCTCCTACACCGTCGAACGCCGGCCGCTTATGACCGTCGCCCAGTATGAGCGCATCACCGCCAAGCTTCATGACGCCCTCGACGAGAGCGACGGAGACCGCTGGAAGATGCGATCCGAGCGCGATGCTGCCAACGCCCGTCTGCACGAAGTAGCAACGGCCTGCGCAACGGCAGAGCAAGAGCGCGACGCCGCCCTGGCCGAAGTCGAGCGCCTGCGCCAGTTCGAACGCATNGGCATTCGCGGCTATGCCAAGCGCTTGGAGGATCAACTGAAGTCCGCCCTGGCCAGGGTCGCGGAACTGGAGAAGCAGGAGCCAGTTGGCTGGGCAAACTTCCGTGATGGGCGCTTTGGCGCGTACTTGCACCGGACCGAAGACGATGCGCGACGCTTCGATTCAACGGCTCTCGCCGGAAAGCCGGCAGGATCGAAACAGCTCGCGCTCTACGCAGCCCCTGTAGCCCAGGCTCAGCAGCTACACGATATGGACAAGCAGTGCCGCGATGACGTAGCGCGTGCGCTCGGCTTGCGCCCGAATGAAGAGCGAGGCTTTGCGTGGTCCTACCTGCTGTCTTCGATCAAGGCCTGCGTGAAAGCGTCCGAGAATACCGCCCAGGCTGGGCAGGTGCCGGCAGCGTGGTACTACGATGCTCCCTCGCAAGCTGAAGCGGCAATCATCGATATCCGCGGCATGTGGGGCGAGGACGACTGCCCGACTTACGAGGACGTGGCTGCTGCATTGCGCCGCCTTCTCGCCGCCGCGCCCGGCAAGGAAGTGCCGCAGGCCTGGCTCGACGTGCAGGCAGAACGCAGCCGGCAGGTCGAGGCAGAGTGCTGGACGCCGGAGCACGACGATGCGCACAGCCACGGCCAGATGGCCCGCGCCGCCGCCTGCTACGCCCTGGCCGGCTCCAGCGCTCCGAACGATGGAACCGCTGCCCTGCTGGTGTCGCTGGCATGGCCCTGGGATGAACAGTGGTGGAAGCCGAGCACCGCGCGACGCGACCTGATCAAGGCCGGTGCACTGATCCTGGCCGAGATCGAGCGCATCGACCGGGTAGCGGCGAGTCAGGGAGGGCCAAGTGATGCGTAGAGCACTGACCGCCCTCGGCATCATCGCAGCCCTCGGCCTGGCCGTGGTGGGACTGGTGGAGATATTCCCGATCGTTCGCACGCTGGCGGCCTGGCAGACGGGGTGCTTCGGATGAAGCAGAAACCAGGCATCGCCCTTCCCCGCTGGCTCCTGCGGACCACAACGATGCAGATGCACAGCGTCGACGTGGTATTGGTCATGGCGCTGGTGCTCCAGCACCACGGCACGGCGGACGCTGTTCGCCGCGCCGCCGGTCAGCTTCGCGACAGAGTGTGTGCCGAGCACCGGCCCAAGATGACCGCGCTCATGCGCATGCAAGACGACGCGGCGGCGCTGCAAGTGGCGCTCAACATCGTCCAACGCGCCACCGACGCCCTGGGCATCCTGCCGGGAACGGCGTTCCCGGCCAGACCTTCGCCCAGCGAAAGCCCACCGGATCAGGGGCGCATGCCCGCCAAGGCTGGTCCCGTCACCGGTGAGCCGGTGCATCCTACCTGAAATCATCCATGCCCGCGGCCCAACGGAAAGGGTCGCGGAACAGCCCGGCCGGAGAGCTGGGATAGGTAACGCCCAATGAACACCCTGTTTCTGTTGATGGCTCAGTACGATGGCGCCGCCATCATTCCCCTCGAACGCGTCTGCGCCGACTACTTCAGCCACCTGACTCCCGAGAAAATGAAGATGAAGGTAGCGGCCGGCGAAATCGACTTGCCGCTGGTGCGCATGGAGAACAGCCAGAAGTCTGCGCGTGGCGTACACCTGACTGACCTGGCGAACTACCTTGACGAACGGCACAGAACGGCGAAGGAGGAGCACGAAAAGCTCATGGGGCGCAGAACCCTGCGCCGTGCATCCTGACCCTGCCGCCTACCGGGCCTCGTTCGTGGGGCCCTCTATTATCTGCTCCAACCACGGCCAGTCTTCGTACTTGTCGCCGTTCCCTCTCAGATGCGTGTAACGCCGCATCGAATTCCAGTCCCGATGGCCCGAGACGCTGGCCACGCGCGGAATATCCCATCCGATTTCGAAAAGCCGACTGATGCCATCATGGCGCAGGTCGTGAAAGTGGAGATCATCGATCTCCAAGAAGCTGCAAGCCCTGGTAAACGAAGCGCTGACCGACTTCGCGTTGTAGGGGAACACGAACTCCTCGCGCCGGGGCATCGAATGCAGAATGCGCCATGCCTGGTCTGGCAGGTGGCACCAGACATCATTCCCGTATTTCTGGCCCGGATTCTTCATGTCCGTGATCAGCACTGCCTGGCGTGCTTCGTCGATGGCGTCCCAGCGGATCCGGGTGATCTCTTCCTGGCGGCGCGTTGAGAAAATCGCAAAGCCGATCATCCGAACCATGTCGATCTGCTGCTTGCGACGCTCCCGCATTTCAACGAAGTGGGCAAGGATGGTGTCAAGCTCTTCCAGAGTTGGGCGCCTGTCCCGCTCGTTGCTCCTAGAAACGCCTCCCATCTTGCGCAGAACCCGCCTGGCGTCGGCCATGGCCATCGGGTCCACCTCGTAGCCCCATGCTGGGCGCGCAACCGTCAAGACGGCGCCGAGGTGAGAAAGATCATTGCCTACGGTCTGCGGCTGCACGCCGCCCTTCTCGATGCGATCCATTGCGTATTCGACCAGCACCTGGGAAGTCAGATCCCGGTCGACCACATCCCCTAGCCATGTCGCGGCTATCGCCTGGAGCGTCGCCTCCTTGGTCCTGCCCAACGGTCGCAGCTTCCCGTACTCCTCAAGATACTGCCTGATCATTTCCCGAACAGTGACGCCCTTGCGGTTGGCTCGCTCGATCGCGCCTGGGGCTGCCAACTCTGCCTCTCGGCGCTTCAGCCAGTTCTGGGCCGCCGCCTTCCGGTCGAATGTCTGGCTTTCCTGATAAACTGCCTTCCCCTGCCGCAT